AAATTAAAACTGGCGATATTATCAGCCCCATCGTAAAAACAAGCAATTATGGCGGTTTACCGCTTGAAGAATTGACAGAACTCTGCGTAAATAGGATCATTGGGGTATCAGAAACTGCCCCGCCCGAAATTCGAGAGCAAGCAAAGTATTTCAGAGAGGCATTAGAGCGTACAATCTCTGAATATTTGAGTCGTGCAGCACAGTCCGAAAGGGCTAGTTGCATTCAAGTTTGTGTACAGGGCGGTGAAATTGAGGCTGCTAATTTATTAAGGAGAATTTAAATGGCTTTTACAAGTAACTTCATGCCAACCTCTTTTAAAGTTCAAATCTTAAAAGGTGTGCATAACTTTTCAACTGGCTCTGGTCAGACGTTTAAAATAGCGCTGTATAACAACAGTGCTACATTTACTGCGGCTACCACAGCTTATGTAACAACTAACGAAGTAGCAGCTTCTGGTACGTACACATTAGGAGGCGGAACACTAACTAAAGTTACTCCAATATCTTCTGGAACTACAGCGCTTACCGACTTTGCGGACATATCGTTTACCACTGCGACCATTACAGCATTTGGCGCTTTGATTTATAACGATACTGCAACAGGTAATCCAGCCGTAGCTGTTTTAGCTTTTGGTGGTTCTAAGGCTTCGACTGCAGGTACGTTTACGATTGTGTTCCCAGCGGCTACTGCGACTGGTGCAATTATTCGCATCGCTTAAGGTTAGTGCGGTGTGGCTGATGTATCCGTTTCTCTAGAAGGCTTTGGTCTTGATGGGTGGGGTAACCCGCCTTGGGGATTTGGAAGCACTTCGCTTGTAGGAACTGGAGCTGTAGGAACAGTAGTAGTAGCTGAAAATATTAGTGTAAGCCTTACAGGTGTATCTGGTACAGGTAGTGTAAATGGTGTAACAGTTACAGGAACTTCGGTTCTAAGCCTTACAGGTGTTAGTGGTACAGGACAAATAGGTCAAGCGTTAAAGCAAGACAATATAGAAGTTTACCTTGAAGGTTGGGGTTACGATGGCTGGGGTAATACTGGTTGGGGTATAGGTAGTGCAGGAGTAGCTGGTACTGGGTCTGTAGGATCAGTTAGCACAGTAATAAATGTTAATTTTAGTGTTACAGGAGTATCAGGTACAGCATCACTAGGAAGTGTCGATGTAACAGCAGCGGCAAACGTTCCAGTAACAGGACTATTAGCAACAGGTGATGTAGGCGGAGTTCAAGTTACAGGCACAGGTGTAATAGCTGTAACAGGTGTTAGCGGTACTGGACAGATAGGTCTGGCAGGGGTTCAAGAAGGTGTTAATGTTTTTGTTACAGGTGTAGATGGAACAGGAAATGTAAGCTCAGTTGTAGTAACAGGTACAGCAGTAGTTCCAGTAACAGGAGTAGTTGGCACAGTTGGTCAAGGAAGCGTAACAGTAGACTTAGTAATTAATGTTCCAGTAACAGGGCTTCAGGCAACTGGCTCAACTGGTCAAGTAACGGTAGTTGGAAGCGCACCAAATGTTAGTGTTACAGGTGTACAGTCAGTAGGGCAGGTTGGAACGGTATCTTTCTGGTTAGAAATTGATACTAGCCAAACCCCGAACTGGATTGAAATAGCAGCATAAAACGGATATTATTTAGGTAAGGACAAATTATGGCATCGACATATAGTGATCTTAAAATAGAGCTGATTGGTACAGGTGACCAGACAGGTACATGGGGAACCACGACCAACAACAACTTCTCTGTCGCAATTAGCGAAGCAATCACAGGATCTGCGGATGTTGCCTTTTCTAGTGCGGACGTTACCGTTACCCTTACAGATACTGCTGCTGCTCAAACAGCCCGTAATCTACGACTAAACCTTACAGGTACTTCGGGCGGTGTTAGAAACTTAATCTTAGGTTCAAATTGCCAAATTGAGAAGTTGTATCTTATTAACAACGGTTTAGCAGATGCCGTTACGGTAAAGAACACAACAGGTACAGGCATTGCAGTTGCTGCTGGTAAGTCAATGTTTGTCTATAACAACGGCACTAACGTAGTAGACGCAATCACTCATTTAAGCTCTTTGACTCTGGGTTCAGCCCTACCAGTAGCTTCTGGTGGTACAGGTGTTGTTGCTTCTACAGGTTCTGTAGCAGTCGTATTAAGTACATCACCAACCCTCATTACTTCTACTTTTACAGGATACACAGAAACAGTCGTAGCCATCGGTACAGTCGGTGCATCGCATACATTTGTTATCTCGACAGGTACAGTCCAGACTGCTACATTGACTGCATCAACACCTTGTACCTTTACGATGCCTACTGCTACTTCTGGTACATCGTTTGTTTTAAAACTTACTCAAGCAGCATCAGGCATGACAACGGCAACATTTACAGGCGTTCAGTTTGCTGGTGGTACGGATCCTACAATCACAGCCACAGCATCGGCAGTAGATATCATTAGCTTTGTAGCGATTAGTTCTACTTGGTATGGCAGTGCTATCCAAAACCTTTCGTAAGGAATCAGATAATGTTTGGTTCTAGAAATTTCTTATTTGCTAAAACTGCTATTGAGTTAGGTACAGCTCTTTGGGCATGGGGTAATAATAGTTTTGGTGGATTAGGTCTTGGTAATACTACTAATTACTCATCTCCCAAACAAGTTGGACCTCTAGTTGATTGGGATTTTCCGACTTCTGGTGGCATTACTAACCATTTTGTGCTTTGTACTAAAACTGACGGAACCTTGTGGTCATGGGGTAATGGCAGTTCTGGTTGTTTGGGATTAGGAAATACAACATCTTATTCATCCCCTAAACAAATAGGAGCATTAACTAATTGGAGAACACCATCAGCATTAGGCGGTTATGCTTCGCTTTGTATTAAAACTGACGGTACTTTATGGTCATGGGGTGGTAATGCTTATGGACAAACAGGTCGTGCTGGGGCTGGTCCATCATCACCTGTTCAAGTCGGTTCTGATACTAATTGGTCAAAAATAAGTCAAACAACTTTTCAACCTTGCCTTGCAGTTAGAACTAATGGAACACTATGGGCATGGGGTGCAAATCCTTCAGGTGCATTGGGTTTAGGTGATATTACTGATCGTTCATCTCCAACTCAAGTTGGATCTTTAACAAATTGGGCTACGCCAGCAACTGGATATCAGTTTTCTCTTTGTGTTAAAACAGATGGGACTCTGTGGGCTTGGGGTGGAAATACTAGTGGTCAATTAGGCTTAGGTGATTTAACTAATAGGTCATCTCCAACTCAAGTTGGCGCATTAACAAGTTGGGCAAAACCATCGGCTGGTAGCGGTTTTACTGCTTGTACTAAAACAGATGGAACATTATGGATGTGGGGAAGCGGGGCTTCTGGTTCATTAGGCACAGGGAATACAACTAGTCGTTCATCTCCAGTTCAAGTTGGCGCTTTAACTGATTGGTCGTATGTAAGAGCTGCATGGACTCCAGTAGCTGGTGTAAAAACTAATAGTACGCTTTGGACTTGGGGTGGCAATTCTTATGGTCAGCTTGGACACGGAAATACAACATCCTATTCTTCTCCAAAACAAGTAGGCACATCAACCTCTTGGATTAATCAAGCTGCGGCACGAACTATAGTGTTATGCACAAAAGACGGTCCAGCTTCTGCGCCAAATAATGTAACAGTGCCTATTGTTTCTGGAAACCCAACAGCAGGTCAGACACTATCGTCTACTTTCGGTACATGGAGTAATGACCCATATAGCTTCACATTCCAATGGCAACGAAACAGCAGTAACATTAGTGGAGCAACTTTTAGCAATTATTTAGTTCTTAATGCTGATGTAGGTTCCACACTCCGCTGCGTAGTAACAGCCACAAATAACAGGGGTTCAACAGTCGCTAATTCCGCTAACACATCCACAATAGTTGTTTTTGCTGGTCGATTATTTATGTGGGGCGATAATTTTGCTGGTGCATTGGGTGGAGGAAATACTACAAATTATTCTTCACCAGTTCAGGTGGGTGCATTAACTACTTGGTTAAACGTTTCAACAGGCAACAATACAGTTGCAGTTAAAACTACTGGGGAACTTTGGGCATGGGGTTTTAATAATTATGGTGGATTAGGTACAGGGAATACAACTAATTACTCATCTCCCAAACAAATCGGTGCTTTGACAAACTGGTTAATACCAGAAACAGATTTAGATAATAATTCATTCTGCATTAAAACCGATGGCACTTTATGGGCATGGGGTAGAAATATTTCTGGTTCATTAGGTCTTGGAAATACTACAAGTTATTCATCTCCAAAACAAATTGGTGCTTCAACTAATTGGACTAAAGTTTCTGCTGGTAGTGCTTTTACTTTAGCAGTTGATAGTGCTGGTAAACTTTTTGCATGGGGCAAAAATAATTATGGTCAATTAGGTACAAGTAATTCAACTTTTTATTCATCTCCAAAACAAGTTGGAGCATTAACTACTTGGAAAACTCCAAGCGCAGGTCATGCCCATTCTTCGTGCGTTAAAACTGATGGCACATTGTGGTCATGGGGTTATGGTGGTGGTGGAAGATTGGGTAAAGGAAACACAACTTCTTACGATTCACCAGTTCAAGTAGGTACATTAACTAATTGGGCTATTCCTTCTAATGGAGCTGCTGCTAGTACGTGTGTTACAACAGATAGCACACTTTTTTCATGGGGCGTTAATAATTATGGTCAACTTGGACTTGGTAACACAACATCTTATTCACCCCCTAAACTTCCTGTACCATTTTGCCCGTAAGCACCAGTACCCCAAGTCCAAAGAGTTCCGTCAGTTTTAGTAGACAACC